GGGGGGGGGGGGGAGGGAATTACAGGGGCAAGAAGCTCAATGTGGAAACACATGGCGCGGATCATTCACGAAATACGACCCAAGTTTGTATTTGTGGAAAACTCACCAAATCTCACTTCTAGGGGACTTGGAGTTGTTCTTGGAGACCTGGCCACAATGGGGTTTGATGCGAAATGGGGAGTGCTGGGAGCAGCAGACGTTGGCGCACCACACCAAAGGGACAGAATCTGGATTTTCGCAAATAACATTTCCGACACCAACTGCGAGTCATATGCCCAGCGAGGGATCGATCATGCAGTATCGGAAACTGGTGGACATGGGAGTGTTGACAAAAATGGAGGCGGAGAAAATGTTGGAGGCATCATTGAACCCACCAAGAATGAAACCTTGGAAACCGAAATTAGAGCAACCATTGGAAACAAAGACTGGTGGATATATGAATCCGGCTTTCCAAGAGTGGTTGATGGGGTGGCCGCTCGAGTGGACAGATTTAAGGCAATCGGGAACGGCCAAGTGCCTCTCTGTGCAGCCACTGCCTGGAGAATCTTAAGTGAACAATGAACTACCACCGGCCCTTGAGGCTTGTCTTGACCTTGTCAATGACCTACTTCATCCAGAGGTTTATGGTCACGCCATTCCCTCTGAGGTCAAAACCCGTGCATTCGTTGTCAAAACAATGCTGGAGCGCTTGAAAGCCCGAATGGAGACCAGCACATGGCCAGAGGCTTGAAACCTCGTGTAGGCCCTGCCATTGAGGCAGCACTACAAAAGAAAGGGAATCTCTCTGACCTTGACTTGGCCAAGCTGTGCTTCTGTGCTAGGCGCAGTGCAGCAAGGATTCTGTTTGATCTGCACCGCCATGAGCTGGTATATATCAGTGGATATACCAGAGTGAGCGCCAATGGCCAGTGGCGGCCTCTGTGGTCATGGGGTGATGGGATTGATGCTGAAGCGCCTGGGCCAGTGCCAGGCTCAGAGCGCATCAAAAAATACAGAGAGAAAATGTCAGCAGATGACAAAGACTTTGGCTTGGCCAGACGCAGGCAGAAAAGACGGGTAGTTAAACGCGACCCACTTGTGGCCGCGTTTTTTGGGGGTTAGTTATTGGCCAACATAACCAGGAAGCATTGAACCAATCTGGCCAGAAGTTCTACCGGAAAGACCGGCAGCCCTTGCGCGAGATTCGTTCAATCTTCTGATCACTTCAGCCAAATCTGTTAATTGCTGCTGGTCACGCGATAGCAAGATTTTGCCAATCTCATTTCTCACAGCCTCTGGAGTTCTTGTCTGGCTTGCAATGTTTGATGCAGCTGCCAACATTCCAGTCGGGCTTCCGGCAGCAGCCGCAGCAGCTGCTTGACCCAATGGCGCGACTTCAAGGTCAGCAGTTCCAGCCAAACGTGCAGCAGTTTGTGATCCACGGCCAGCAGACTCCAGACCTTTCAATCGAGCTTCTTTGGCCACCGCAGACGCAAATGTTCTGTAATCATTGCCAAATACTTCCTTCAATCGGTCTTGCGTTGCTGGCTCTTTCCACATCTTGAGTAATGATGTCTGGCCAGCCTCTGTGCCAGTCTTCTGACGCAAAGCCTGCAAAGCACCAATGCGGAATGCATCGATCTCTGATGGCGTGAAACCCTTCATGGTTTGGCCAAGTTCAAGCACATCGCCAGTCATGGCTTTGCGGCCAACTTCAGCTGCATCCATCATTTGTGATGGTCCAGCCCATGTCTTCATGGCCATGGTGTATGCAGACTGGCCGCCAATTTTGGGTGACTGAGCCTCAAGAACACCCACCAATTGCTTGCGCACATCGTCGTATGCATTAGCCTGGGCATTGCTGCCAGTTCTGCGCAGACTTTGGGCAGTGTCGTAAAGGGATTGTTTCAAAGTATCCAAGACATTCATTGGCACTGGATCACCAACTTTGAGCTTGGCCAAGTCAATGGTCTGGCCAGTCTTTGTTCTGAATAGCAATTCAGCAGACCCTTGGACCGCCTGTGATTTGTTCAATGCATCGGCCAAAGTGTTATCAACTTTCAAAGCCGCTTGATCAATGGCTGCATAGTATGGGCGAGACTCAGCAAATCTTTGAGCGCTAAATTTATCAAGTGTTTGCATAAATTGAGCGCCTTGAGTGCCAAGACTTTCATCGGCAGCAGTCATCAATCGACCAGCACGGCCTGCTTGGCGCTCACGAATGGCGCGTTCCACAGCCTCAGTCGTTGTGCCAGGCAATGTGGCCTGCACATCGAGCAAATTGCGTGTGGATTTGCCACCCACATCGGCAATGCGAGCCTCTGGGCCAAGTTTGGCCAGACGCGCTTGGGCCATGGTCAATGCGCTTGGTGCTAAAGCCTCTGGCACATCACGAATCAAAGACTCAGCGACCTTTTGCTGTGCATAAGTGCCAGCAGCAGTGGGTGACATACGCGCCATGACCTGACGGCCACCAGCGCCAACAATACCCATGACTGGCTGAGAGACCGCACCCAATGTGCCGCCAATCAATGTACTCTTGCCAGCGTCTCTTAGAATTTCTTCAGCACTTTGGCCAGTTGACTCACCAATGCCGCCTAGCAAGCCATAGCCTGCACCAGAGACACCGGCTTGCACTGCGCGTTGACCCATACCCATGATTTGACCGGCAGCTGGAGCGCCAGCAATGTATTGACCGACTCTGGCAATCGCTGGGGCAACACTTGGGGCAAGTGCCTCAATTGCAGGCATGACTCGCTTGCCAACTTCTTGCACCACCTTGCCAGGAAGACCCGCCATGATCATTGGAGCGCTTGCGACCAGTTGGCCAGCGGCTGCATAGTATGGTGATTCTTTCTGATAAGACTCAGCAGCGCCTCGGAATATGTCACGGCCCATTGTGTAGGCATCGGTCAGTGGAATGCCTTTTTGCATGGCAAGCATTGGAGCGCCAATAACACCGGCCAATTCATCAGAAAAGCCAAATGTTGGGCCACCAGCAGCACTGGCCAAGGCGCGGGTTGTTGTGCCTAGTTTTGCACCAGCCTCAAATGCTTTTGACCTAGACTCACCCAAGAATTTAAGAATCTCGCTTGGCTTGTATTCGTTCTCTAAGGCTGCATTGATTTGAGTGCCGACAGTTGGCATCTGGGCCAAAAACTGAATGATCTCATCATCGCCATAGCCAGCCTTTTGAGCTTCTTTGATTTTGTCTTTAATGCCATCCATCATCGGCCTCCTGGTGTTCCAAAGATGTTACCAAGGGATGGTCTTACTGCACCACCACCACCTGGTGCTGCACCAGGTCTTGTTCGCATAATTGATGGGATTGTCGCTGGAGCGCCAAGAGCTGCATCAAGATTTCTGAATCCATAGGCTTGACCAAACCCTTGGAATTCTTGGCGCTTCTTGTTATACGCATCACCAGCGGCAGCGTACAGTTCATTAGATAAAGCCTTGAAGTCTTCACGCTGTGTGGGTGTGAGCTTCTGGCCGGTCATCATGTTATTGAAATAGTTGTTTAATCGGTCCATACGGCCAGAGGCTGCCATGGCAATGCCAAGCTCAGATTCACGCACCACAGAGCCTGGGTCTAGCAATTTCATCACTTTGGTAGCACCGGCAACATCACCAATTGGTGTGCCTTGGCTCAAAGATGAAACTACTTGGCCAAAAGCAGACTGCATATCGTTGTAGTCTTTGTAGATTGGCTCTTGCTTAAATGCTTTAGCAAGTGCCATTTCATTTTCAAAACCTTTTTGGCCGCCAGTCATATCAAGGATAGGTTTGACATCCACACGGGTGGCAATCTGCTGGCGATACTTCCCAACATTTTCAATGCCTGCTTGACCAGTTCCAGCCAATGGCTGACCACTGATGTATTCCACAGCACGAATGTCAGGTGACTGGGCCTCATAAGGCGCAACACCTTTGGCAATGCGTGACTCACCAAGTTTGTTGTACTGGACCATGACTGTTTTGCCATCAATAACCACTGGCTCTGGTCGGCCAAATTCAGACTGAGATGATGCAATCTTTAATATTTCTGGCAAACCTTCTTTACGCGGCATATTTGAAATTAAAGCGCGCTGAATTGGGTTTAGAAATGCAAGTGGGTCTGCCTGCACTGGTGCTGGCGCTGCCATCTCTTGCTCGGCAGTTGGCACAGCCGGACCAGTTGGCATTGGCTGCGCTGCACCAGTAGCACCGACTGGAGATGGAGCGCCACTTAAAAGCCTTCTAAAAGACTCATTGCCAGCAGTCTCTGCTTGCATTTCTTTAAGTTTTGCACCAAGCATTAAATCTTGGAAAGAGCTGGCACGGGATTTTTCATATCCGGCTTGTCCAGCTTGCAAAGCTGATCCAAGCGCTTGGCCCAAACTAATGGGCGTTGCGCTTCGGCCACTGGCCTGGAGCAATGCAGCGGCTGCTGACAGTGTCGCATTGCGGCCCAAGAGCTTGCGCTGCTCGTCTGTCAATAGCGCATCAAGTCCTGATGGTGTGCCACCAAGAGCGCCACCACCAAATAAATTGCCTAAACTTGCAAAATCAAAATCAGCCATTTTGTATTCCTTATCTGCCGCCTAAAAGACCAAGAACACCACCGGCCACAGCACCCACTGGTCCAAACAATTGGCCACCAGCCAATGCACCACCCAAAGCGCCAGACGCTGGGTTTGAATACTGGGGCGTTGTGGCCACCATGCCAAGATTGGCAGGTTGCGCACCCAGTGAAGACTGGACAACACCCAGACGCTGCAAGCCAATGTTTCGGATTGCATCCATTTGTTGCTGGTCCAAAGCCTGACGCGCACCACCGGCAGCCATAACTGCTTGAGCGCCACCAAGACGCAATGCTTGTTGCTGTGCAGCCAAATTGCCTAGCTGGCTTGCACCGCCCAAACGCAATTGCGCACCTTGCAAGCCTGCTTGCTGATTGGCAATGTCGGCTGCTGATCTGCGGCCAATGTCGGCCTGCTGCATGGCCATCGCCTGGTTGAATGCCTGCTCGTTTAAAGTTGTCCCAAGTGTGGCAGCCTGCTTGGCAAACCCTTGGTTAGTCAGAGCCTCGGCCACACCTTGGCGTGATCCACCAAATGCACGGGCAGCAGTTGCACGTTCACCAGTCTGCTGAATGGCAGCGCGTCTTGCAGACTCTAAATCACCCAATGCATTGGCACGCACAGACTCTGTATAAGGATTCATGTAACTGCCAATTGATCCTGGTCCAGTCATGCCTAGATTGGTCTGCTGCGCTGTGATCTGACCAGGCTGATAGACACCGCCATACGCGGCCATCTGGGCTGCCAAGTCTGTGCCACTGATGCCTGGGCCAGCAAGGCCGGTGTTAACCAGAGCTTCCTCGCCTGCCTGATACAAAGGGTTGTAGCCGGCAAACTGCTGAGTCGGCAAAGCGCCAGCGACCCCTTGGGCCTGCTGAAAGTTGGCCAAGAATGCTTCTTTGATCTGTGGATCAATGGAGCTTGTTGAGGTTGTTGTTCCACCTTTTGACATATTGCCACCTTATCCGAGTAAAGATTTCATTTTCTTGGCAGACACTTTGCCTTCATTGATCATGTCCAGAAGTCCACGGCCATACTTGTTGACAGAAGACTTCTTGATCACATATTCACCCATGTCAAGATTGACAGCGCCATCATCTGGACCAGGAGGGTTTGCACCAAACATTAGGCCGCCATGGACCATGCCGCCTTGAGCCATGCCGCCAGTGCTGCTTGCATCTAATTGCTGTGCTGACGCTGCCGTTGCCGCTGCTGTTTCTGCTGCCGTTTTGGCAGCATTGGTGGCTGCGATCTGGTCATAGAGACCAGGGTTATAGCCACCCATGCTCAAGTTACCGACCACACCAGCATAAGGGTTGCCCACTGGTCTCATCTGCGACATGATCTGAGAGTAGGGGGATGCACCACCAGCTGTCACGCCAGGGTTATATTGGGCGCCAATGGGGATTGACTGGTAATTGTTGAAGTTCTGCGCAAAGCCTTGTGTGGCATTTGAAAATGGTGCAGTCGCATTGAATCGGGTGTTGACATCATTCAGCCCCACACCAGTCAAATCAGCCACTTGGGTGTTGGAAATACCAAGACGATTCATCTCGGCTGCAATCTGCTGGTCAGTCAAGCCTGGAGTGGCTTTGAGCCAGTTTGTGAATGTGCTGAAATTAGCCGCATTTGTTGGCGTTGTTGTTTTATTTTGCAAAGCCAAAGCTCTGGCATTGGCCGCAGCCAAAGAGCTTTGTGCATTGGCCAGTGCTTGGGCATCCGCAGTCGCTTTAGCCTGTGCAGCAGTTTGCGTTGAAATTAGATTCAAACGTGCATTGATCTCACCGACTGGCACACCAGTCATTTTTGAAATTTGATCAGCCTTTAATCCAAGACGATTAACTTCAGCAGCAATTTGCTGATCAGTTAAATTTGGAGTTTGCAAGAAGTTATAGAGTGCTGTCTCTTGGGTTGTGCCAAATGTTGGGGTTGTTGCACCACCACTAGTTACTGTGCCAGCTGTTGTTCCACCAACTACATTAGCAGCAGTGCCAAGCCTAGACTGCACTTCTGCGACTGGCACACCAGTCAGCTGTGACACTTGGGCAGCAGTAACACCTAATCGGTTGACTTCGTTTGCAATCTGCTTGTCTGTCAGACCAGGAGTCTGCAAATAAGAAAGTAGTTGCTCTGTATTTGTGGCCATATTTATCCCCTAAAGTTCCTTTGCAAGTACAGCCCATTTCGGTTTGTACCCTTCGTCTTTCAAAAATGTCTCTGACCAGCCCCTTCGGCCTGCCAAAGTCACCCTGGTGCAGCCAACAGACTTGCCCCAGGATTCGATCAATGGTCGCATCCGTGAGAGTTCATCTAGGTCGCCACCAGCCAGAAAATAATGCAAATTCTTCAGCTGCGGATAGACAATGATCTCTGTCAATACCACCGAGTCCTTGGCCGGCCACAGCTGTAATCTGTGATCCTCGACCATCTCAGCGACATCGTCAAAATTATGTGTGCCTCCAGAGTATTCTAATGCCGCCTCCACATGGTGGCGCAACCTTTCCAAATGTTCTTGGTCGCTCATCGCTTACCGGCTGGGATGGCCTCAAGCCTCATCACACCAATACGCCAGTCAGCCAAAGTGTTACCAGTCACCTTCACATTGACCTGACGCGCTGCGAACCGGACATCGGTCGGGTTGGCTGCCGTGTATGGCCCAAATGTGGACTGGTCACCAGTCGGGTAATTTCGGGTCTTGAATGAAACCACGGCCTCACCAAGTGTCTGCTCATCTGGGACCACTTGCCTGACCGACATGATGTTGTCGCCATTGCCCAATTGCACTGGTCCACTTTCAGCGTATAGGCTGGCGCTGTCATAAGCAAAACCGACCTCATGCTCGTAGATGTAGCCATCAGTTGAAACCGCCAAGGGATTGGTAAACACACCAGCATCAGTGCCAGCAGTTCTGGCCAATGTGCCTATGTTCCAGTGGTTTTCTCTGTAATTGAAAGTGCAGTAACTGTCATTCTCATTGCTTCCACTGCTGGGGTAATACCACCAAATTTCACCAAACTTACTGTTATGGACCGCATAGACTTTGGATGCCTGGTTAAAGTTGATATTGCCAAAGACATAGTCCGACACATCGCTTGGCAGTGGCTTGACATAGCCGTCATAAATCCAAAAGCCAGACTTGCTCATCCAAATGGCAGCAGTGTCAATGGCGGCCACAGACTGGGCTGAAATGAGACCGCAGCCAGAGCCAGCCTTCTCAAAGCCATAGACAAATGGAGCGCCAATGTACTGGGCCGTGTGGACATCGACATCTGTAAACAGTAGGTTTACACCCTTGACCCGCTTGCCAGCGATCAGTGAGCCAGGCGTTGCCAGTTCATAGTCGCCTGCCTGATTGTCGCCAGCTGGGGTCCAAACTGTATTGTTCTCTTGGTCGCACCACTGCACTTTGCGTGGATTGCCACCAGCGCCAAGGGCAAACATGATGCGCTCGGCAGTGACTAAAACCGCCTTGTTGCCCGTTGGGGCATTGGTGATTGCTGCTGCCAATGTGGGCGTTGTGAAGCCTAATTGCCACTCATAGAGCTTGCCATCGG